CCCAATCCGCCGCCGATTGCCGCGCCACCTGGTCCTCCTGCAATCATACCAACAAGGGATCCAATCGAGGAGAACAGGTTGCTTTGATTTTTGTTTGCTTCAGATTCTTCAGCCATTACGCTTCTCCTACAATAGCTTCCGGCGCGGTCACCGATATACTAACTCCAGTGGCTTCTGACCCAGTCCATGAATTACCGCAATCAGGGCAATTACCTTCGGGGTAAGAGGCGATCTCTTCGGGCGTATCTACCGCATTATCACAAGATGCGCAGTGAATTAAGTCCTTGCTTGTCGAAGGCTTCCACTGCGTCCCGTTACCAAGTGTGATAATATGTTCGTTGCTCATGTTGTAACCACCGTAACTGTGCCCACTGCGCTTGTTCCTGTAGAACCACGAGCATGAGGCGTGTCGATTAATGTTATCTTAACAAACCCTGCCTGCTGAAACAATGCCCCTGTTTCAAGACCACTGTCATCTGTCTGCAAATCTGTCAATGTTAGTTCCGTAGCTCTAACATCTCCGGGGTTTTGTACCTGCTCCAAGAAAACAGAGAAGGCACGAATAACCTCCGTAAAGTACGTCTGTTGATACTGAGAGGGAGGAATTGGGAAATACGGACGGGAAAGACTACGAGACATTACCGCCTCCCATCTGATCTAATATCGATGCGAGGAGAACCTAGTCGCCAATCCACGCCTATCTCATCAGATGAAATTTTAAACCGCATCTGGCGTCCACGAAGTCTGAAGTACAATTGTTCTGTTCGAGAATCCACAGATGCAGCCTGTGTTTTTACAAACGCATCTGTTTGAGAACGATTATATGTACCGTCTGGAGCATTCTTTACATCGAGTGTGATGTTTACATCAGGTATAATAGCCGTCGATGCTTTGAAATCTACGTCAGGGATCATTCTTCGAAGGAGCATAAACTGTTCCCCGTCGCCAATGTCTATTGGACTTGATTGGATGTACGCAGGAATAGCAGAAACTGGATCAGTTGTTCCATCGTCAAAACCAATCTCGTGTTCGTAAACAAATCCATCTACGTTTGCTGCAAACGGGAAGTCAAAAATGCCACGATCAATCCAAGCTGTTCGGCCAAACGTGCCGTAATACCAGACCTGTTCTTGATAGTTATACACAACGTATTTATCTACTTCATCACTGTTTGAAGAGGGGTAAAACCACCATATCTCGGAGTGTTGGGTATTTAGAGCAGCATTAACTTTTTCTATTTGCCCGTCGTTCAAATCAGAAAACACAAAGTCTCGAACCATGCACGGTAGTCTCTGCACCGAACCGCTGTAAACATAGAACTCCGACTGTCCCATCCAAAACACGTTGTCATCCACTGCAATAGCCGCGTTCGGACCAGCAATAGTTATGTTCTCTGACAGGGAGTTTACACCAAATGTAAACGGAGGGCCCAAAAACTGCATAGCGTAAAGAGTGGTGTCTGTAAAAACCAGAATTTGCTGACGAGTTTCTAGTGCGGTTACAATCTCGGACCCAGAACCAAGGCGCAACTCACCAGCAGTGTTGGTCGCAGTTGTCCGCCAATCGGTCAAAGACTCTTGAGAGGAGAACCGAATAGCCAAAGGATCTTGTACGCCGGGGTCGACCTCAGTATCGCAGCCAAAAGCCAAAACGTGTCTGTCACGATCCGAAACGAGAACCTGCTTTGCTATGGTGGGAACTGACGTACCACCAGCTAAAGAGGTTATATTTACGGCGCGAGAAGAAAGATTCCCAGTTTGGTCCCAATAGTAAATCCCGCCATCTCGAACATTCATTAACAAATCTTCGCCAAAATTGTCGTGCGTCCAAAGACGAAGTGTGTTGGTTACAATTGCGTCAGAAGAAGCAGAGGACCAAGAACCGCGACTCCAAGTTCCCGCACCCCAACCTGCACCAGAAATCTCAAGGTCCAAACCTGTGTTAATTTGATAGGATCCAACAACAATAGAGCCACCATTTCCAGAGTCAGACGCGGAAGCTAATATCAAAGTTGGACTTAACTGCCCGTCTACAGTTATGTCGGATATAGGTGTGTTCTGTTCTCGGACCACAACCTTATAGCTGTGAGTGTCTACAACTTCCGTAACATAGTATTCTTGGTTCAGCACATTTGCGGTCACATTGCCGCCTAAACTTACAGCCCCGCTAAATGTTACAAAGTCGTTTACTACTGCACCGTGATTTGCGTCTGTAACCGTTACCTCAGAAGACCCGTTAGTTGCTGCGAAAGTAACGTCCCCAGCACTTGTAGTGTCACGAACAGGGGTAATATCGTTATAAAAGCCGCCTTCGTCGATGTAGTATTTTAAGTTAGTACCAAGCCCTAAGTACTGGTCTCGACTCAAAGAAACCCAAGGATGCAAAGCGCGGCATGATCCCAAAAAAGAACTAGACGAGCTTTTTTGCCAGCCGCCTATTTTCTCTGGAAAACCTTTTTGGAACCGAACATAGTCAACGTCGAACCAACCGCCTTCATTAGTGTAGGAGGTTACTTCGCGGTTTATACCCGGTTTGAACTGTAGCTTTGACAGTGGCATCTATCACGAAATCTCTTCATAAGTTACAATCATTTTGATGTCGTCAGCAGCCGAAGCCGTTGCACCAAGCGAAGTGTCTTCCTCCAAATAAAGTGGGGTATCTTTTGTGACTATGTCTAGGTTAGCATTAACGGCGACCGTCTTGGACTGAATAAGCTCTGTCTGAGCGCCACCCAAAGATGCTGCACTGTATAAACCTACACTAATGTTCGCTGCGTTCGAACCGTCTGTGTTAACGGCTCGAATCAATATAACTCGCAGCACTTTCCCAGAAGATGCCGCGTTGTTTAGAAGGTTTGTTGCGCTTGCGGTGGTAAGACTTGTAGTGTCGGTCTTGCCAATCATGCTTGTAATGTTGACTATATTTGGCGCGGCCATGTCGTTATCCTATCCGAAAATCATGCTGAAGGCGAGTGCCTTACCTGTTGACGAGAAGTCTGAAAACTCAAGAGTTCCTGACCCGTTGGTTGTTACTGCTTGCCCAGAAGTACCGTCCGATGTTGGTAGAGTAAACGCTGCGACAAACGCCTGTAAGTTAGCGTCAAAAGCTAACACATCTGTGCCAATCGCAACACCAAGGTTCGTTCTTGCATCCGAGGCCGTACCACCACCAGTACCACCATCGGCAACAGCCAAGTCTGTGATTCCTGTGACTGAGCCGCCAGTAATCGTGACATTGCTCATTGCTAGAGCGTCCGTAAGGTTTGTTACCGCCGCACCCGCACCCGCACCGTCCGAGTAAATAAAGGCATTAGTGCCGTCAGCAATCGTCACGTTCGCGCCAGAACCCTGCGTAAAAGTACAACTCTGACCTGAACCGTTAACCACAAAGTAAATGTGCTGACCGTCGCTCGGAGATATTGTAATTGTGCAAGCCTGTGTCGCACCACTTAATACTAGCGTTTTGTACTGTCCATCAGACAACGACCCGTCAGATGTCAAAAGAGTATGAGCCGCGCCAGAACTGGATAGGTTAATCGTACCTATTCCATTAGTGAGGCGGTCTACAATATTCAAATTGTTATTAGTCGTTGTACCCCAAGTACCCGACTTCTCACCGTTTCTGATGAGCTCTATACCACTGTTCGTTGCATATGTACTCGGCATGTCGTTCCCTACGCAGCTACTATTTCTGTCCAGAGTGTGTCTTCGTCTGGAATAATTCTGCCCCAAACTACCACAGTTCCAACTCGACCGCTACCCTCAACACCTACTAGGTTTATAGTCGCGGTCCCCGTAACTGTGACTGACCCGGATTGACCCTGTGCCTGCGGGTCAAACGTGATTGGAATAACCGCCGTGGTGCGCTGAGAAACTATACCCACCGCTGCAGTGGCTGACAGTCCAGTTTGCGGCACGTTTGCATCGCCAATAACCTCAACATCATTGAGTTCACCGTTAGCAGTCACACCAACAATAGTGGGTTGTACGTTGATAACAACGCTAACAGCGTTGGTTGAAGCCGTCGCTTGTACGCCCGTTAACTGAACAACTGCTGCACCAATAACCTCAAGATCGCCCACCGCACCTGTTGCGGCTATGCCCGTAATGATAGGCTGTACGTTAATGATAGCCTGCACAGTTCCAACCGCAGAAATGGCTTCACTGCCACCCGCGATAACAAGAACCCCTGAACCGCCGCCTGCCGCCGCCGTACCAACTGTGCCTGTAGCGGACAAACCTGTTTGATTCAGGTTTTCATCCGTGACCAGCGTTACTTGGCCCACGGTTCCTGTTCCGGCGAGGCCCGTAACACCCACGCGAGTTACGGACGCATCATCGCCTATCGGTACTTGTGCTATGGCGACTGCGCCGAAGAACATGTTATGAGTCCTCTAAAAAAACCATAAGTCTAGCATTGCCATAAAAACTGCCTGAAGGGGTGCTAGCAAATTCTGATTGAGAAATAATCTTTAGAACCTCTCCCGCCCCCATATACCAGTAGTCTGGACCTAATGACTTTGTGCCTTCAGCGCTCTGGGCCAAGTCGTAAATTTGATTAGCGTCAGGTGTTGTGTCTACCGTGCCATTCCTTGACCAGTCTTGGTTCATTGCAGACATTGTATAGTCATATCTGTTAGTTGTACTACCACCTACGGCAAAAGAAGAGCTTCTATAATCCATTGGGTTGTACCAATGTAAAGATGAAGCATCTCCTGTATCACCTCTATAAGATAAAAACATGTGTTTTACCCGTGAATTAGTTCCTTGGCTATAAAACAAAACAGAACTGTTATTAAATGTGGAGTCAGCAGATTGACTTAAATGGAAGCTGTCAAATTTAACTTTGGCAATCTTACCACTTGGAACGGTGTAAACAGTATTACCTTGTAGGTAACTATTGCTGCCGCTGTTTGTATAAGTAAACTCTTGGTTTACAAAGCTATACGTTGTCATTGCGTTACTCCTTTATGATCCAAAGCCGCTAAAAGGCGCACCCGCCGATATTGTTGTCCATGTTGGTGCGGCACCAGAGCCGCCAGATGTTAGAACTTGTCCTGATGTACCGTAGTTGGCACCGCTTAGGCCTATCTGACCAGAGGAGCCAATGCGCATTTTCTCAACGTCATTTATGCCAAAGTGTACTGAACTCCCTGTCATTGCTATAGGTTTGTACGCACTACCTGCACGATAATAACCACGAAGAGTTGGCCCTGAAGCGAAGCCTGATGTAGTATCTATTTCTAGACCAAGAGAAGTTGATGTGTTTTGAACACTTGCTTGTGTTGCTGGCGAACTCGTGCCAATTCCAACATTACCCCCAATAGTCGCCGCACCATCAAGGTGAAGGTTGTTAAAGGCGTTGCTTGCTGAACCAAGAGAAATCGCACCGTCCGTCTGTGGAGACATCAACGTGCTGGTCACGTTCAGAATGTCAGTGCCGTTCGACTGAACCGTGAACGTCCCGCTCGTCGCGTTGAAATCACCGCTCACGGCTATCGTGCCTGTGACCGAGGCTCCTGTGCTGGTGGTGGCGAGTTTGGTTGCGTTGTTATAACGGAGTTGAACATACTCTTGACCGACTGTATCACCGACAAGCTGAATATACATCTTTGAACCATCTGCATTTTCAAACTGATGTCGAGAAGCGGCTCTGTACTTAATGTTTCCTGTGCCTTGGTCACTGACGTAACTATGCTGCCCATCATGGTAAATCTGTAGGTCAGACCCAGCGCCAAGCTGGATCTTCTCGTCGTCACCAAGATTTAGACCGTCAGCCGTGACTGTCTCGGCTATCGTGCCGTCTGAGATAAAATCTCCTAAGTCTCTTGCTTTGGTCATGTTACGTTATCCTCAAGGTTTAGTGGGCCAATCGGCGTCTTCTAGGTTAGGCCAGTTCGTGTGTGTAGTTATATCACGAAGTGCCTGACGATAGGTAGTCATTTCGGAAGTCATTGTAACATCGGACAAAGCGTAAAAGTCTGTCTCGGATATAAGCCCATCACGATTACCACGATTAGACAAAGCTATATTATCGTCCCATGCCTGTGTCTCTTCAGCGGTCTTGCTTACGGTAGTCCATCCAACAGTCCACGCACCGTCAACCAAGGATGGTGAGCTTGCCTGCTCTGCCTTCTGAGTACGGTCATCAATGCTAGGCACGTCTGTATATACAACAGTGTATACGCCGTAGCTCTCAAGCATCTCATCTGGGATTTGCTTGGGGAATGATGTATTGGGGTTTTCACGGCGTAGTTGCCCTACGTTGTAGGGGTATGTGTCTACACTACCGCTTGTGATTTTGACGTGCATTTATTGGCTCCTTTAATATCTAAGCAATGATTCCACGCATGGCACGAAAGTACCAATTATAGTTATCGGTATTTGCCCTATAGACAATTAAACTACAGTCTTGAGCAGTGTTATACGCACCGGGAGTCCCCTTCATATGACGCCGACTGCTTGCCGAAAGTATGTTTGCAACTTCAACATGACCAGTATCGTTGTAGACAAATTGATATACATTTAGTGCGCTGCTATTAAACTCCTTGTCTCCAAAGCCAATGACATTTCCTGACGCACCCTCCGTAAAACTAGCATTAGCTAAACCCCCTGATATTGAAGTGGTATTGTCTGTGCCAGAACTAGAAGGGTTTTGACTTAGACTTGATGTACGAGAAGTGTCATTGTCATACGTTCTATAGTCAGCGTAATCACTACCCGTGCCATCAGTTTTATAAATGTGAAGTTTATCTCGCTTGTTGTCCCAACCAGAAGCAAGGCCAATATCACTGCCTGTTAAAATAGGCTGGGCGCTAACCATGTCACTATTATCATATGAATTAGTTGACACTAGGTTTGCATAACGGCCCAATAAGTAAGTGTCATTATTGTATACACCCATGTCGTATGTTGGATGATCCGCTGTGTCTGTGTCGTTTCTTATTATTCTATGTGCGGTATTCTGGTCCCCCGTCACACCCACCCCTACCCAGTTATATGTACTCCAGTTATTATTATTATAATTCTGAATCGTTCTAACCTGTCTTTCTCCATTGCTTCTGACAGTGTTCTGGATAAAATACTCGTTTTTCCAGTGCATGAGAATGTTTTGACTTCTGTGAGGCTTACGATAACCACTACTCCAATTGCCTAAAGAAGCTGACTGATTTGATGTTATCTGGCCGTTGGCAGTATTGACTTCAATTTGATACCCTTTAAAATTACCACTGGTATCTAGTTTTAGACATACAAGTTTTGAGTTTTGAGGATTCCACGCAATGCCGCACCCATAGTCGGAATTGTAATTATTATCCAAGTGTTCAGTATCTCTAAGAACAGCGGTTAAATTTGAACCATTTACTTGTACAATATGTAAATAAACATCTCTAGTCTGATGCACTGCAAGGACAGCAATAAAGTTTGTATTGGGAATTTCAACACAGTTTGCAGTGTGAGCGTGTAATCCCTGAGTGGACGAAACCTCACTTCCAAACTCCGCTGGAACTACACCACCAGAACCCGCAGCGCCAAGCGTTGTAAGTTTGCTTGTTACACTCATGCCATTGCCGCCCCGCCTTGGAAGCCGTACCACGTGGTACCGCCATCGTGAGTAATGAATACAAGCACGTTAGTCTCTCCACTTGCAGGTGCATCAGGTGCAGCGCCGCCAGCCCAATCTACAGAGCTAGGCCATGTCAGACTGTGTGTGCCACCAGCCGTTACCTTGAGAGTAAAGCCATAAGCTGTGCCAGATGCAGGGGGATTGGTAAATGTGAAGGTGGTATTGCCTGTAGTGGCAAGCGAGAACACGTTACCTGTCTCACAGTTTACCGTTGGCGTTGTGCCAGACAGTGCAGAGTAAGTTTCGTTGTAGCTACCTGCTTTCAGTTCGTTTACAATGTTGACATCACCGCTGCTGTCGATGCGCATACGTTCTGTGGCAGAAGTGAAAAATGTCTGAGAGGTAAGACCCCCACCAGCAGCTCCATGTTTTAATTCACCACTAACAAACTGCATGGCATTTCTTGCATCACCACCTGCATCGTGAAAAGCAATAATACCGCTGTTAGGTAAAGTTAAACTACCACCAGTAAGCGTTGTTGATGTTACTCCCACCAGTAAGTTACCGCTGCTGTCGATGCGCATACGTTCATTGTTGCCATTGGTTTTGAACACAATACCATCTTGGCTTTGTATTCGTGCGCTTTGACCTGTACCAAAGTTATCCGTACCAAACTGTGCGTGAACAGTAGAGCCAACCATAATGTCCAGTTGCCCACCCCAAGAACCCTGAAGGCCCAGTGTTGTTCTGTTGCTATTGTTGACTGGCGAACTCGTGCCAATCCCAACATTACCGCTGCTGTCGATGCGCATAGATTCTGACCAAGAAATTGCACTTTCTGCTGTGCCTGATGCGGCGTGGTCAAAACTTATAGTGCTGTCGTTCATAAACATTCTGGCTGCTGCACCAGTTGTAATGTAGCTATCTGTGCCTGACGCATTGACATAATAGTTAGACGCAAACATCGCATCTACGGCGGTATCGGATTTACGAGCAAGAAGATTACCCGTGCCTCCAAACTGAACGTGCTGCCAAGTAGAGCCACCGGTTTTAGGAACAACCCCAATCCCAACATTACCGCTGCTGTCGATGCGCATGGCTTCTGAGTTAGCGGTGAAGTTGTAAAATCTAAATGCGTTGGTTCCGTCACCTAAAGCTTGCACAGACCATTTTAGCGCACTGTTAACTGAATAATTTATCGCGCTGTTGTAACCTGTAGTTGAATCAAGTAGTAAAGCTTGGTTACTGGAACCTGAAGAAACAATCAAACCATCAGTAGTTACAGTACCCGTGATGTCTACGCCTGTGCTGGTGGTGGCGAGTTTGGTGTTATCATCAAACCTAAGTTGAACTGCACCACCATCACTGGCAAGGATGTATGTTTTTGTTCCTCCACCGTTGTTAATCTCAATATTACTACCTTCAAGCTTGAGATTGCCAGTACCAGTTTCTTTAATGTGACTTGCTGTGCCACTATGGAAAATCTCTAGATCTGAATCAGCCCCCATGATGATTTTGTCGTTGTCACCGAAGTTAAGATCACCAGTCATGGTATCGCCAGCTACATCAACAAACAAAGCGTTTGCCTGCGCTTGGGTGTAGGTGTTTCCCACAGATACAGTTCCGTAGGCGATTACATCAACGGTATCTCCCACGTTCGCGCCAGAGGCCAACACAACGGAAGTGCCATTCGTTGCCGTGAAATCTGCCGCAGAGAGCTTGGCTCCGTTAAGAAAAACCTCAACAAGCCCCGCCGTATACGATACTGTAAACGCCGTTTGCCCCGCCGTGGCCGTAAAAGTGGTTGATACATAGGTAACAGGCTGAATGTCAGAGGCGATTGCAGAGACGAAAACAATAGCATCCCCTGACAAGTTAATAGCCGAGCCGCCGCCGCTACTCTCGGAAGGAGTTCGAGACAGTGTTGTGCCGGAAGCGGTGTATGTTCCGCTTCCAATTTCCCAGTTAGAAGTGCCGTCCTCTATGACGTATCGAACAGAATCTCCGTTTGACACCCCCGCTGCGGCAAAGGTCTGGTATCCGTCTACGACCGAACCCAGTGTAATTGTGCCCGTCCCCGTAGTCGAGGTCGTCATCTTGGCACGATTTACCAATACTACCATAGCGGCGCTCCGAACTTAGTGTTTATGCAATACGGATGATAGCGTTTGAAGCATCTGCCGTTGGGAAAACAATCTGGAAATCACCGGAAGTAGATGACTTGTCTGAACCAAAGTCCAGAACGATTACAGATGGATCACCCGCTGCTGTGTCGTTGTAAATCAAAGCACCACGCGCCGTGATTGTCGCTGACGTAAACGTAATGTCCGCAAAGTCTGTCAACGCTGTTGTGCCAGATGTTGTCGGAGTTACGTTTGTCAGCGTACCACCACCCGCAGTGTATGTACCTGAGTTTGCAACCTCGTTAGTTGCAGTATACGCTGTAGTAGATGCGTCAAAAGAGGCGCTGTTATCGTACAAAGCTAACTTGAAGGTGTTAGCTCCGTTAGTGAAGTTATGCGTAGCTGTCATCAATTCTTGTTTGAACGATGTACACATGAAGTTGCCGCTAAATGCCATTTTAAAGTCTCCTTATAAGGTCGGCCATGTCAGGGTGACCTGCGTCTTTGAGAGCATTATACACAGAAGTACGGTCACTGTGAATAGCTTGCCTCATATAATAGGCCACCAGTTTCTCCAGATGCCTAGAGAAGGCACGAGCCTGATCCCTGATTGCTGGATGCGCTGAGTCTGAAACTGCGATGATTTTCTCTACGCATTGTTCAGACAATTCATCGGGCGTTAGCCCACGGTTATCTGTTGTTTTAACCTGAACTAAGGATTCAGACTGTGGAACACTTAAATCTAATTTAAACATTACTGCTTCTCCCTTATAACTTTACCTGTGCGGTACTCATCTGTTGTTTCCTTTGCTTCGCCTAGCATCTTAATACCAACAATCGCTTCTTGGAACCTCTGAGCGTACATAGCCATAACATCTTGTTCACCCTTCATGTAAATATACGCCTCAATGAGAGCGCCGTACAAAAGAGCCATTTCCGCGTTTTCACTAAGCCACGTTGTATTATCTTCACCATCAAGGGTGATGCTGCGAGGGCGGTAGAAGTAATGAAGCTCGGCAGTGTATGACAGGTCCGGTGTTGGTGCCATCAAAAAGTTATCTACATCAAACTGACAGTAATACTTCGGCTCTCCTGTGGTGGTTGAATCAGGAGTATATGTCTGAACAAAGCTCGGCTCTTTAAACTCAACAAAGAATTTATCCCCATTTGTTCCTGTCATGCTCAACGAAAACGGCGCAAGGAAATCCGTAGGTACTTTTATATACTGACCTGAAGCACTCGTTAAAGCCGTTGCGTTTTTGCGAAACAAGCTGAGTTGGACATTCTTTAATATCCGCTCCTCAGACAGCCGGATAAACAATGGTATGTTTCTAACAAACCCCGCCTCTTCGTACTCTGTGTAGTCTTTAACAGCCTGCTTTAGCTGCGCGTATGTAAAACTCATGTCGTTACCACCGTTACTGTTCCAACGGCCCCTTGAGCGACCAAGTTATCTGGAGGGCTGATGCCAGGTATGTAGGCAAACCCTACTGGATTCCATCCCCACTGTAGCGCCCTTTGCTCGGCAAGGCCAGACTCAGGACGTGGGTTCATCAACGCTTGGGGGTCGGGGAACGCTTTCGGCGGAAACAACTGAGGGTGTTTTTTCTCGAACTCATCGGGGCCAACCTTGGCACCAGTCCACTCTACCTTCATCTCACGAAGACGGTAGCGGCGACCAGACCGATCAGATATTCCCCAAGCATTTTTTCCCGCAGCGTAAGGCATTAGAACCTCAAATAAGCTAGGCTAGGTTGCAGTTTCAACGGAGTACGGCCCTGATCCTCGTCCGCAGCGCGTTGAAACTCTTCTTCGTAGATAGTCTTTAGCATTTGAATCCGATCCGGAGCGCGTTTAATTGCCATATAGTATGCCAACCCCGACACCATACAAGGATAAAACCGGAAAGGCATGTCAGTTGTGTTTACCAAATCGTCCGCATCCTCAATCCTACGCACATAGTAGTACCGAATCTGGTCGGTTGAGTTTTCTGGAACGGACCAAAGGTACAGTTTCGGATCAATCTGTCGATCCAACCAGAACTGGCTGGGCCTGCCCTGCGTTGTTTTGTTCG